TATCCTAAGCCGTATGATTTCTTTTTTATCGACACGTATGATCAATATTTAGATGCTCTTGAAAAATCAGCTACCGACATGTTTTGGATGGGCACACATAATATAAAAATCTCTGATACGTTTAATTTAAACATGTACTTTAGTCATCACGAGACATTTGATAGAAACATAAATCACGTGTTTAAACATAAATGCGGTGACGAAATTTCGTTTGATGGATTATTTTTGTGTACTAAAAAAATAGTGTTAACTGAAAAAGAAGTAGAACACAGATTAATTGCAAAACGAAAAGAATGGGATATAGTTGCAAGTGGTCCAGTTGTTTATGATAAGTTTATTATAAAGAATTACGCCGACTATTTAAATGCAGTGCAAAACTCAAAAACAGAAATGTTTTGGTCAATTCCTGATGATGTTGACATTGCAAATAATTTTAAATTTGATTTGTATTTTCCACACAATCAATGGTTTGAAAGAAGTATACATCACATCTTTAAAAACGGCAGTGCATACGATGGCGTAGCTTTAATGAGTAAAAAACTTCCAGCAATTGAACACGAAGTAACACATAGATTTTATTTAGAAAAGAAAGAATACGACATTGTAGCAAGCAATCCAAAAACTTATGACATTGTGTTTATAAGCAAAGACGAAGAACATGCAGATACAAATTATAGTAAATTAAAAGAAAGATTTCCTAACGCAAAGCGTGTACACGGAGTACAAGGCATACACCAAGCACATATTGAAGCAGCACGACTTTGTTCGTCTGAAATGATCTGGGTTGTTGATGCTGATGCCGAGATTATTGATAATTTTAATTTTGATTACTATATTCCAACATACGACCCTGATAGTAAAAAAACAGTTCACGTTTGGAAATCACTGAACCCTATTAATAACTTAGTATACGGATATGGTGCAGTAAAGTTGTTACCTAAAGAGTTAACACTAACCATGGACACAACCAAGCCTGACATGACTACAAGTATATCTACATTGTTTAAGTCTATAAACCGTGTTTCCAATATTACTAAATTTAATACCGATCCGTTTAGTACTTGGAGAAGTGCGTTTAGAGAATGTGTAAAATTGTCATCAAAAACCATTGACGGCCAGCGAGACGAGGAAACTGATTTTAGATTAAACGTCTGGTGTACTCGTGGCAAGGATAAAGAATTTGGCGATTATTGTATTGCTGGTGCAAATGCAGGTAAGCAGTACGGTATAGATAATATAGGCAACATCGAAGCGTTAAGAAAAATCAACGACTTTGATTGGCTAAAAGAACAGTTTACGAAATTAAATCAACAATCTTAAAAACTGTGTCTAATTTTTGCTGATTTGCTTTACGTCTAAGAGTGTTGGCCAACCCAGTATGCAAGGGTTTTGGCCAACTTCCAAACTTAACCCAGGCATATCCGTCATGCTCATTGTTTAAAGTAGGAACAAATTCATGGTCAATTACACACAAGTATGTGTGAAATTTAAAATGTTCATCGTTACTTATAAATGTTTCCAACGGAATAACTTTTTTAATATCAGGCATAGTCCCTATTTCTTCAGTTATTTCTCGTTTTAACCCTTCCCACGGAGTTTCACGTTCTTCATTTGTACCGCCAACTAAACCCCAAACATTGTTTTGTTTAGATTGCGTTCTATGAAGTAATAAAAATCTACTAGTGGATAATGTATAAAACAGTGCACCGGAACAAACAATACTTTTCATACTAATAATTAGCGTTATGGAAACAGCGCCCAAGATCCTTGTGAATATTCGCCTTCGAAACTTTTAGTCCAATATTCGCCAGTCCATTTATACTGACTTCCTGTTGCTAGATTAGTTATAAAAATAGGATTTGCATTTTCACTTGCATCAAAAATAACATTCCACTGATCGCCATCCCACTCAATTATATCATTCTCGCCCGCCACTAACTCGCCAAACGGACTGTTTGTACTCTTCCATCCGTCTGCTCCGTCGTCGTTGTTGTCGTTGCCCACTTTGCTTAATATTAGTAAACGTAACCCTACAACCAATCTAGTAGTTGGGTTCCAACGTAGAGGATCAATAATGTAATCCATGCTAGTATAACTATTAGGATTTCTTGCACTACTAGTCAACACAGTATTTGCAGGAAATGTATCTTCGTCCCAATCGACAATTAACTCTGTTGGATCTAATGGATTAACAGTTATGTAGCCAATAATATATGTACCATCACCGTTTGAAATTCGTATCTGACTTACACCGGCAGTATAACATCCCGGTACTTGTTCAAATATTCCATTCCAATTTACAGTACCGACTTCGCCCTTGTCAATAACGTATGCTTTTCCGCCCTTGATATAAAGTCCTAATCCTAGTATACCAATACTACCATTTGCACTTCCTAATGCAGCAGGAACAAATGTTCGTTTAACGTTAAAGTCCATTTCTCCTGTTCCGGTATTTGGAAACTCTCCCTTATCGACTGTTGTTTCAACTGTTCCGTCTGCACCGACAGTTGTTCTTTCTTCACGAATAGTCCAGTTATTGTTTTCAAGTATACCTTGACCTGAACTTATTCCTAAGTCAATAGATCCAGTTGCTTCGTTGAATATACTTGTAATAATACTTGTAATAACTCCTAGACGTTTTACTTTTGCTGGTGGTGATATAAAGATAGGAGTACTAAATCCTAATGTAGCTATGTCTATCTCTGAGTCAACACCTACAGGAATACTTCTGCTGCTAAATGTAATACTTTCTAAATTTATTACGCTTAAACTAGTCCAGTCAACAAAGTTATCTGTTGTTTGTATTTCTAAACTAGGATTAAACAACATTAATATTTGTTCTAGTATTTGTAGTTTCTGATCTGTATTAGTTGTCCATATATCAACACTTACTGCTAAATTGTAAGGAGTAGGCATTAAACGTTCAACTGTGTAATTTTTGCCTTGGGTATTTAAGTACTCGTTTCCGCTAGTGTCATATGCACGTTCTCTAATGTGAACTTTACTAACATATGACGAATCACTGGTTCTACTTCTGTCCATTTCTAAACCAGTAACGTAAACTGCCATGCGAGGAGCACTGGGTATTTTGTTTTCAGAATTATCTCTCATAATACTAGCAACTTGTCTAGTCAGGTCGCCGTATGTTACCGGAACTTGTCTCAAGTCACCGTCTCCATCTTTGTACGAAAAGTTACTCATCATTCTAATAATTTGAGTTAAATATCTTCTTATTTGTCCGTCATAAAAATGCAAACTCATTATTTTTTATCCATCCAAGCTCTTTTTACACATTAATTATCTGCCTTTGGTCTAAGAGCCTTTGACAAACTCTGTCTTTCATCGACTGTATCATCACACACAGTAGTTGTGTTAATATTATTAATAAACGTACCTTTTTGTGTGTTTCTAGTTGTTGTATTACTTAGTGTTGTTCTTACGTTGTCTTCCATTTTAACCCAGCGAGTTCCGTCAAATCTAAATAATCTATTTGGCATAAAATCTAATCTTAAAAAATAATCGCCTTTTGTTGAATTTAACGGAAACGTAATACCGCTACCAAATGCTTCACCGTTTGGTGCTAAACCGTCGCCAAGTAGATATCCCGAATACCCACTACGTTCGGGTGTCTGATTTACTCTATCTGCTAACTCATTTTGTGTCGATGCATCTAGCGTAGTTAAATCTGTTGTTATTAATTCCGTATGACCTCGTTCATCAACTTGTAATGTATAAAAATGACTAGTATCATATCCACTACTTGCTGCATCTGCTTCTGCTTGTGCAATAACTGCGTTGTTGATTTGCATATCAATTTCAAACGTACTAAGTACATCTCTTAATGTATTTCCTGCTTCATCTCCTGCAGGTAAATCGAGTATATCTTTATACTCTTGACTATCAATTATTTGTTTTAATTTTAATCTGTATAAATGCGGATACCATGTTTGGCTAAATCCCTCGGATGCTCTGTTTACATCTTCTACTACATAAAAACGTTTTAACGCAACTGAATAATCGTTAAGCGCATACTCGTCGACTAAATGTGGTAGCTCAATTACATCACCTGGCATGACTTTTCTACCTAATGTCTTAACACTGCTGTTTATATGCACTGTTAAAAACAGTGTGTCATTACTTAAAAATAATCCAAACTGACTTAAATTAAAATCGTTATCCTGAACATTGTATACCCCGCGGATCCGATATATGTCAGCATCGTATTTTCTGTCTCTATTTTCTAAAAATAACATATCTTGAATGTTAGTTTCTTTTATTGTAGCGTACTGAGGTTGATCTGCGGTTGCATTTTCATTGGATGGATTTTTGGTTCCAAGATACTTGTGTATAAACAAGTCGGTTCCGCCGATGCTGAATTGTTCGTTGATAATTCTATCAAGGAATTCGTAATCGGCTGTTTTGTTCGGGCGGTAAAGACTTAATCTAGGCATATACATATTTATCGTTACGATAAATACTATTGGAGACAACACAAAATGGTAGATAATAATTTAGTCACACAAAAACAAGAAGTGTTTGATTATGTACACACTATGTTAGGCGGCGGCATGATTGATGTGGAACTAGATCCAGTACACTACGAAGCAGCTCTAACCAAAGCCTTGAGCAGGTTTCGCCAGCGCAGTGAACACGCTGTTGAAGAAAGTTACATATCATTAAAACTCGTTGAGGACCAAAATGCTTATATTTTACCTCCGGAAGTTATCGAAGTTAGACAGATATTTAGACGCAGTGTAGGATCACGCAGTGGTTCAGGTGACGGTAGCAGTTTGTTTGAACCATTTAATCTAGCATATACAAACACATATTTGTTAGCAGGTAGTGGAATGGGCGGACTTGCAACATACGAGCTATTTGCAGGACAACAAGAGTTAGTAGGTCGCATGTTTGGTAGTTTTATAGAATTTACGTGGAATTCTGTTACTAAAAGACTAACACTGTTACAGCGCCCTAGAGCAGGCGAAGAAGTGTTGATATATTCATATAATTATAGACCCGACGGCCAACTTCTACAGGACTATCTAGCTAAACAATGGATTAAAGATTATACTCTTGCTGCCTGCAAATACATGTTAGGAGAAGCAAGAGAAAAGTTTGCCACTATTGCAGGTCCACAAGGCGGAACTAGTCTTAATGGAACATCGCTAAAAGCCGAAGCACAAGCTGAGTTAGAAAAATTAGAGAATGAAGTATTTACAGCAGTACCCGGTGGTACTGGATATACTTTCTTAATAGGATAACAGATGAAAATAAGAGATATCATACAGGAACAAAAAGAACCTAAGCTAACCGGATCTACAAAAAATCTGCCAGCAAGAGTTACTAATCCGTTGCCAAGTGTGTTTATACAAAAACAATTGCGTAACACAGATCCTTATATGCAATACAGATACGGACTTGCAGTTGCTTCGGCAAGGGCTTTACAAAACGGTGACATACAAGGAACCGATTTTGAACAAGAATCTGAGTGGGCTGAAAATTTAACACAAGTTAGCTTTGTTCCTGAAGATGACGAAACTGTTGCATTAGCAAGTAAGTTAATGGGAGTTACACCAAAGAGGATTGCTGCCTCAAAAAGTTTAGAAACAGCTAGTACAAATACAGTAAGCCCTGTGGCAAAAAAGAAACCAAATAAGTACGGTGTATAACTCTTGACAAAAGTCTTATATTTTGTTACTATAAGAAAATTGATAAAACACGAGGAATAAATGAGTTTACCAAAGTTACTTGTAATTGGGCATGGTCGACATGGCAAAGACACAGTCTGCGAAATACTTCGAGACAAATACGGGTTTAGCTTTGAAAGCAGTAGTCAGTTTTGCAGTAAACTTTTTATCTTTGACATGTTAAAGGACAAATATGGATATTATAATGAAGAAGAGTGTTATGCTGACAGACATAGTCACAGAGCAGAATGGTATGATGCTATCTGCAATTATAATGTTCCTGATGCAGCTAAGTTAGGTCAAGAAATTTTTAAAGCTCACGACATTTATTGCGGTTTACGTAATAAACGTGAATTCTTTGCTATGAAAAATACAGGAGTATTTGACTATGCAATTTGGGTTGACAGAAGTATGCACCTTCCTTTGGAATCAACTGACAGCATGAGTTTGGAACAATGGATGGCAGATTATATGTAAACCACAAAATTCTCCGGATATAAGCTAAATAATAATAGCAACAACTATCCACAAGGAGAAATAAACAATGGCATTAGTATCACCGGGTGTACAGGTATCAGTAATTGATGAGAGTTTCTATACTCCTGCTGAACCAGGTACTACACCTTTAATTTTTGTAGCTACAAAAGAAAATAAAGCTAATCCGGGTAATACAGGCATAGCACCCGGTACATTAGCAGCAAATGCAAATAAAGTATACTTGGTTTCGTCACAAAGAGAATTATCTGAAACATTTGGCGATCCGTTATTTTATACCGATGCAAACAACAATCCAATTCATGGCGGCGAGCAAAACGAATACGGTTTGCAGGCTGCCTATTCATATTTAGGTGTATCAAACAGAGCATACATTGTAAGAGCCGACGTTGACTTAGCTGCTATTACTGCAAGTGCAACTGCTACAGCAGGTGATCCAACCAACGGATCGTACTGGTTCGATATTGACAATTCGTTCTACGGTATTTTTGAATGGAACGGTGCCGCAGGAACAACCACAGGCGGACAAAGTTTTTCAAATAAAGTTCCAACTGTAATCACCGATACAACAAAGGTTGTTGACTTTGACGGTGAAGACTACACACCAAAAGGTAGCGTAGGTGCAGTTGGCGATTACGCTGTTGTTGCTGTTACAAATGTAAACCGTATGTGGTTTAAAAACTCGGGCGGTGTATGGGTCGAAGTAGGGTCTGCTGCATGGAAAGCAAGCTGGCCAGTTGTTACTGGTACAAACAGTAACCCAACACTGGTTACTGGTAGAACTATAAACTTTGACTTAGCAAGTGACAGCTCGGGTGTAGTACCAGTAACATTAGCAGGAACAACATTGTCGTCATTGGTAACTAGTATTAACTCAGCAATGACCGGTACTGGTGTAAGTGCAGCCGTTGTAAACAGCAGACTAGTAATTTATAATAACGGATCAACTAGCGATCTGTTATCTATTTACGGCGATGACGCAACCTTTACACTACTAGGAATTGCACAAAGCGATTATTATTCGCCACGTTTAAATATTGCTCCGCATACTTCTGTTCCAGAATTTAAAACAAACGATGTACAACCACGTCCATCTGGATCAGTATGGGTTAAGACCACAAGTCCAAACCTTGGTGCTAAGTGGAGTGTAAAGCGTTACAGTTCCGACACTGAAGTTTGGAGCACTATACCTGCACCGATTTATGACACAAACCATGCTGCTATCTATAGTTTAGATAACGCAGGCGGCGGCGCAAATCTAGTCGAAGGCGACATCTACATTCAAAGCAACATAGCAGAAGATAGTGCTAGTGCTAAACTAGCAACATTTAAGTTGTTCAGAAGAAACGCATCTGGTGCTACAAGCATTAGAAGTTCTAGAGTAACTGCAAGCACATTCCCTGCAGGTTCGTGGACATTCACAATAAGCGAAAGCACAGTGAATTCGGCAACTATGTCAAGCGCATCGACTATTTCGTTCACGTCAACTGGCGCAGTATCTGATGCAGACCTTATTGCAAACGCAATTAATGCAGCCGCACTAACTAACGTAACTGCAAGTGTAGATTCACAAAACAGAATTACTATAAGCCATGCAACCGGCGGTGAAATGAGACTTGTAGACGGAACAAGCGATCCACTAGGAAACATGTTTGCAGTTTATGATGCAACTGATCCATCATCAACAACAAACTTCTATGATGCTCCGGATGGTACAGCAGGAAGTTACGTTGCTACTCTTTGGAAAACACTAACATATACTGCAAGCGAAACAGAACCAACTACTACACCAGCAGATGGCGCACTGTGGTATAGCAGTGTAGTTGATGAAGTGGATATAATGATTCACAACGGTACTACATGGGTCGGTTATCAAAACTTCAACGCATCTTACGCAGACTGCGATCCGCTAGGACCAATCGTTGCTGCAACTCAGCCGACTGAGCAGTCAGATGGTAGTAGTTTAGTTGACGGCGATTTGTGGATATCCACTGCTGACACTGAAAACTATCCTGGAATCTATCGCTATAACGGATTAACAAGCAAGTGGGTACAACTAGACAAGTCAGATCAAACTACTGAATCCGGTGTGCTATTTGCTGATGCTCGTTATAATACAGCAGGTGCCAACAGCGACGAAGCAGGCGATATTGCTGATCTTCTAACAAGCAACTACTTAGACCCAGATGCACCAGATCCTGCACTGTATCCAAAAGGTATGCTACTGTGGAATCTACGCAGAAGTGGTTTCAACGTAAAACGCTTTGAGCGTGATTATATCGACGTCAACGCTGAAAATATCAGATTTAGTGATCAGTCAATGGCTAGTTACTATCCGAATCGCTGGGTAACTGAATCTGCTAACAACGAAGACGGATCAGGTGCGTTCGGTCGTGTAGCGCAACGTAAAGTAGTTGTACAAAAACTACAAGCAGCGGTTAACAACAACGACGAAGCTCGTGATGACGAAACAAGACTGTTTAACTTAATTGCAACTCCTGGATATCCAGAATTAATTGGTGAAATGATTAGTCTAAATTACGATCGTGGATTAACAGCATTCGTAGTTGGCGATAGTCCAATGAGACTACAACCATCAACAACTGCAATTAGTAACTGGGCGTCTAACGTTAACTTAGCAGTCGAAGACAATGACATCGGTCTTGTAAGTCGCGACGAATACCTAGGTGTATACTACCCAAGCGGATTTACATCGGACAATGCAGGAAATAACATTGTTGTTCCGGCATCGCACATGGTACTACGCACTATAGCACTTAACGACCAAGTTGCTTATCCATGGTTTGCACCAGCTGGTACAAGACGTGGCGGAGTAACCAACGCATCTGCAACAGGTTATATTAGTGCTGAAGGTGAATTTGTAAGTATTGCACTAAACGAAGGTCAAAGAGATACACTATACCAAAACAATGTAAACCCAATTACATTCTTAAATGGTGCAGGACTAGTAGTATTTGGTCAAAAGACTCGTGCAAGAAATGCAAGTGCGCTTGACAGAATTAACGTTGCAAGACTAGTAATTTACTTACGCAGTCAACTTAAAACACTTGCGAAACCATACATTTTCGAACCAAATGATAAAATCACACGTGACGAAATCAAACAGCAAGTTGAAAGTTTACTAGTCGAGCTAATCGGACTAAGAGCAATTTATGACTATCTAGTAGTGTGTGACGAATCAAACAACACACCAAACAGAATAGATAGAAACGAGTTGTACGTAGATATTGCAATCGAGCCAGTAAAGGCAATTGAATTTATTTACATTCCGCTACGCTTGAAGAACACAGGAGAAATCGCAGGATTATAAGTCGTTTTATAGGGGGAGACTAAACTCCCCCTATAAATGATAAATACTTGTGATAAGGAGTTTATTATATGGCAATCTCATCATTAAGCAAAATTTCGGTTCCATTAGCAACCAACGATAGTGCTAGTTCTCAAGGCCTTTTAATGCCTAAACTACAATATCGTTTTAGAGTATCATTAGAGAATTTTGGTGTATCAACTCCAACTACTGAACTTACAAAACAGGTTGTGGATGTTACTAGACCTCAGATAACTTTTGAAAACATGGAAATACCAGTGTACAATTCAAAAGTTAATCTAGCTGGCAAGCACACATGGAACCCAATTACACTAAACCTACGCGAAGATGTAAACAACAACGTACAAAAACTAGTAGGCGAACAACTACAAAAGCAATTTGACTTTATGGAACAAGCTGCGGCTGCAAGCGGTCAAGATTACAAGTTCTTAACAAGAATTGAAATTCTAGATGGCGGCAACGGTGCTTTAACTCCAAATGTACTTGATACATGGGAAATATACGGTTGCTACGTTAGCGAAGCAAACTATAACACATTAGCATACGCTAACAATGAACCAGTTACAGTTACATTAACTATTCAGTATGACAACGCTGTACAAACACCAAACGGAACAGGTGTAGGAACATCAGTAGGAAGAACACTAGGAACCTTTGTAACCGGTGCCGGTTAACAATAAAACTAGTTAGATTGCCATTAAGGGGGCTTAGGCCCCCTTTATCTTTATGTACGTATATAATTAGTAAGATAAATATTATTATGGGAATATTCGACGGATACTTTGATAACTTTATAAATTTTGGCGGACCTAAGGGTAACTTAGGCGATTACCAACACGCGGCAAGATTATATGTTGACAACAACATGCGACTTGCACCTAAATTCAAACACCTTTACCATATTGTGTTTAATATAGAGTCAGAGGTACAACAGCTAATGTCTCCACTGTTTGGTGGAGTAGATAAAAAAGAAATTAACATTCTAGCAAAAAGTGCAGATCTTCCAAAATTTAATATAGATACTCAAACAGTTAATCAATACAACAGAAAAAAGATTGTACAAACAAAAGTAAATTACCAGCCAATAAACATAGCGTTTCACGATGACAATGCCGGATTAACAACATTGTTTTGGGAAACTTACTTTAGATATTACTTTACTGATCCGAACTATGTTGAAAAAGATGCAGCAGGTAATCCGGGAGGAGTTCATGCTCCGTTTGCAAAAGCACCTGGCGGATTAAACAATGCATATGGTAACTCGACTGTTGTAGCAAATAAGTTTGGGTTGGACAGATTTGGTAAAAAACAAAACTTTTTTAAAGATATACAAATATTTCAGTTTTCACCACAAAACGGAAAATCGTCGTACACTGCATTTACTTTAATAAATCCTTACATAACTGGATTGCAACATGACAGAGTAGATCAAGGTGCAGGCGAATTAACCGAAACCTCGATGACCATCGAATACGAAGCAGTAACATATGCAAGAGGATACACAGTTCCAGGTAGTTCACCGACTGGATTTGCAGAAACACACTATGACAAGATTCCTAGTCCGTTATCAAACAGAAACGCTGTTACTTTATTTGGAAGACAAGGTATACTTGCTGGTGTAGATAATATAATTTCCGACTTTAAAAACGGAAATATCTTATCATCAATTGTAAAAACAAGCAACTTGCTTACAAATGCATCGCAAATTACACCAACACAGATACAATCAGAATTAGGATCTATTGTAGGAGGCGTAACAGGGCAAGCATTAAACAACACTGTGTTTCCGTCTTTGGCAAGTAATAGTCCTAGAAGTGTAGCTGCACCTAAATCGTTCTAAAGGAATCAACATGTCAAGCATTCAAACGTTAAACAAAATCACAGATAGTGCAACCCCTACTAAAGAGTTTTTTAGCAGATATTTTAACGAACCTATTTCGTACCCTAGCAATCAAGTTGACGCTGTTGTAGGATTTTTCAAAAACAAAGGATTTGACGAGGTAGCAGCGTTAAGTGTTTCGACTATATTACTACAACAAGCCAAAGTTGACCAAGTAAACGTATTTGAGTTACTCGACGGATTAAAAAAATACAACAAGCTACAGTTAAATGGATTAGTTGCTGCAATTTTAAATGCCAATCGTTCTCGATTGAGCAAGCTAGGCTACAAAGAGCAAGATAATACTGCTTACGTTGAAAAAAGAAATATCTTATACTAATGCCTAGATTTGCACAAGGAAAGTATAATCTACAAAACCCAGACAAATATGTAGGAAACCGAACACCAACATATAGAAGTAGCTGGGAATTTGCATTTATGCGTTTCTGTGATAGTCATCCAAATGTAAACAAATGGGCAAGTGAAGCAATAAAGATTCCTTATAGAAATCCATTCACAGGAAAATATACAATTTATGTTCCTGATTTTTTTATTTCGTATGTTGATGCAAATGGAAAATCACACGCAGAAGTAATTGAAGTAAAACCATTAAACCATACCATTAAAGAAAAACTAGGACGCAGTAAAAGCAACCAGGCGCACTATGTATTAAATCAAGCCAAATGGGAAGCTGCTAGAGCATGGTGCAAACAGCAAAACATTACATTTAGAATTGTAAGTGAAGAAGACATTTTCCACCAAGGCAAAAAAAGATAAATAATAGTAGCATATTATAGGATACTATTATGACTAAGAAATTAGAAGATTTATTAAATTTACCAGATTCAAAAGAATTGCACAAAAAAGAAAATAAAAAAGAAAAAAGTAATACAATAGTCGAATCTGAAAAATCATTTAGAGAACTTGCCGAGTATGATAAAATTGCAGCGGCATTGCCTGCTGTAAATGGCCTAGGGCAAATGGCAGATGATGAATTAAATGATATTGCAAATAAAGCATTAACTGCATATGATGATTTAATGAACTTAGGAATGAACGTCGAAGCAAGATATTCGGGTAGAGTTTTTGAAGTTGCAAACTCTATGCTGCAAACAGGACTTAATGCAAAAGTTGCTAAATTAGATAAAAAACTTAAAATGATAGAATTGCAGCTCAAAAAAGATAAGCTAGATAAAGAAGAAACTTCCACTGATCAATTTACACAAGGCGAAGGATTTGTTGTAACAGATCGCAATAGCTTAATCGAACGATTAAAAGGTCTAAAATAAACTATGCGATACATTAAAGGTAATATAACATCTTCAAGACAAGTGGTTGGCACTCGTATATCTAACGATACACCGATGCCGGCAGAATCTCCTAAAATATTAAAAGCAGAAATTGGGATATTTGGCAACGGGTATGGTCAATATTTGCATAAAGATAATACAACACCGTCGTGGGTACAACTTCTAGAAAGCAGATATGGTATACTAAATTACTGTGAACCAGAAAGTAACTTATTTTTTGCTGTACAAAATTTTATAAAAAATCAACACAAGTTTGAAAAAATTATTTTTATTATTCCGTCCACAAAAATATTATTTTTGCCAAACGAAAGTGTGCTAACCACACGTGAAGAATATCCAATAACATACGGCAAACACTTATCTCAAAGTACAGTTGACATTGAAATTAAAGCACCTAGATATTATGACCCTGGGTTAAAGGGTATAAGAGTTTTACAAGCAGCACAAAACTATTTTACCTATATTCACAACAACGAACAAGAAGCATTTATACGCGAATTAATGATAAACGAAGTTAAACGAATTAGACCCGACACATTGTTCTTAGAAACAAAAAATCTAGAAAAAATAACACAAAAAGAAAATGCACACTACGGTATAAATGATGACAGTGTTAGAAAGTACATAGATAAAAGAAATTGTTATTTGTCTAGAGAAAACAATGAAATATTGTCGTATAACATAAAGTATTGGATCAAGCACGACAATTTTGACATGAGTTTTGAGAAATTTGTTAACCCTGTTGAACCCTTTGAAACATACTTTAAAAAACTTAAATGATAAATAATATAAAGTTAAGGTATCACCATGAAAGATTTAAAAAAATACATTGCTGAAAGCAAAAAAACGTATAGCTGGAAAATCGGAGTTGCAGGAGATCTTCCCGAAGGGTTTGAGGATATTCTAAAAACATCTTTAGAAAAGTTCCAAGTTAACAATTTCAAAAAAACAAAAACAACACCTATACAAGAAAGTCCGCTGGAGTTTCCGAACATTTCAAACTCAACAGTAACTTACTTTGAAGTTGAGCTATCTTATCCAACAACTGACTTTGTGTTGAAAGAATATTTAGGTACTGTTTGCAGAGTTCCTGCATCACACATCGTTGTAAGAAATCCTAACAGTCCACTTGAATTAGATACTAAAGAAAACGAATCAACTGAATACGAATCACTACTAACAAAAGAAGATATGGGCGGCGAGAGTGCTCAAAAGTCAGTAGGAAATAATAGAGTAATGGACTTACTCAAAGAATTAGAAACTGCAAAAAAAGAACGTGCAGGTAATGATGGTTTCAAAGTCGAAGCAGCTAAAACGGAACCAAACAACAACAAAAGTACAATTGGGAGTTAACAATGTCAGACTTAGATATGCTAAAAATTTTAAAAGGCTTTGATACCGTTGAAAAGAAATCAGTCATAACAGAATCAGCAGTAAACGAATGTGGAATGATGCCGCAAGAATCAGCATCTAATGTAAACATTAGTGTTACTGGAAACAGCATGGCAGATATTATGAGAGCTTTAGCAAACATTGAATCAGGATCGCCTACTATGGCAATGTCTATGGACAACATGGAAGCCGAAGAAGAAGCATTTGAAGACTGGGCAAACGAACCAGACGAAGAATACCAAGATCACGAATATATGACTAAAACCATATCAGGCGGACTAAATCGCGAAAAGAAAATGTATAAACCGGCAGCAGCAGGCGATAACCCAATGGCAATCGAAAGTATCAAAGATCGTCTTTATCGTGCATTGAACGAAAAGAAAGCAAAACCAGACTTCCTAGACATGGACAAAGATGGCAACAAAAAAGAGCCAATGAAAAAAGCAGTTGCTGATAAGAAAGTCAAAGAAGCTGCAAAACCAGACTTCCTTGATATGGACAAGGATGGCAACAAAAAAGAGCCAATGAAAAAAGCAGTTGCTGATAAGAAAAAAACGCCTTTTAAAAAGTAAAATTTTAAATATCAAATAGCGCCTTCGGGCGCTATTTTCTTGACTAAATATTGTCATGGGAAAAAGTTTAGACGGCGTTATAACTAAAAAAGCAAATCAAAAAGAAACATACTCAGAAGAGCAGATTCAAGATTTGTTACAGTGTATGGATCCTAATGATGGATATCTGTACTTTGCAAAACATTTTGCACACATACAGCATCCTGTAAAAGGAAAATTGTTATTTGATCCATATGAATATCAATTAAGGTTATTGCACAGTTATCACAACTACCGTTTTAATATCAACATGATGCCTCGACAAACAGGCAAAACAACCTGTGCAGCAATTTATCTTTGCTGGTATGCAATGTTTCATCCAGACCAAACAATTCTTATTGCTGCACACAAATATACCGGTGCACAAGAAATTATGGCACGAGTTCGATATGTATACGAAACTTGCCCAGATTACATTAGAGCAGGTGTTACAAGCTACAATAAAGGATCTATTGAATTTGAAAACGGATCTCGTATTGTAAGTCAAACAACTACCGGAAACACAGGACGTGGTATGAGTATTTCATTATTATACTGCGACGAGTTTGCCTTCGTGCAGCCTAACATTGCAGAAGAATTTTGGACTTCAATCTCTCCTACTCTAGCAACCGGTGGTCGTGCTGTTATTACTAGCACACCAAACTCAGACGAAGATACATTTGCTACTATTTGGAAACAAGCAGAAAACAAGTTTGATGAATACGGAAACGAACAAGATGTAGGTATTAATGGCTTTCATGCATTTCGTGCCGATTGGTGGGAACATCCTGACAGAGACGAAGAATGGAAATCTGAAGAGATTGGTCGTATCGGCGAAGAAAAGTTCCGTCGTGAATATGGATGCGAATTCTTAGTTTACGACGAAACGTTAATAAATTCCATTAAGTTAGCTGTAATGGAAGGAAACTCTCCTGTATTAAATATGGGGCAAACTCGATGGTATAAAAAGCCAAATGCAAAGTACAGTTATGTTGTTGCACTTGATCCTAGCATGGGCACCGGAGGCGACAACGCTGCAATACAAATTGTAGAAATTCCCACATACGAACAAGTCGGCGAATGGCAACACAATACAACTAGTATACCTGGACAAATTAGAGTATTAAAAGATGTTTGCAAATACATATCTGATGAGTGCAAAAGCGGCGGCAGCAATATATACTGGAGCGTAGAGAACAACGGCTTAGGCGAAGCTGCATTACTTGTTATAAATGACTTCGGCGAAGAAAACATTCCAGGACTGTTTACCAGTGAACCCATGCGAAAAGGGCATGTAAGAAAATTCAGAAAAGGATTTAATACAACACACAGTAGTAAAATTACTGCATGTTCGAGATTAAAAACAATGATTGAAAACGATCAGCTTATTATAAAAAGTAAACCGTTTATAAGCGAATTAAAAACTTTTATTGCAACGGGCAGCAGTTTTCAAGCAAAATCTGGTCAAAGTGACGACTTAATAAGTTCTATGTTACTTGCATTAAGAATACTAAGCGTTATGAAGGACTGGGATCCAAATGTTTACAACACCTTTAGTCAAATGCAATCGGATGAAGAATATGAACTGCCCATGCCAATCTTTGTAAGTTCAAATTATTGATAAATACTTTATGAAAAATTTAAGTTATGTAGCAAATAATCTTTTTAATAAAATCAGAGGACGGTTTTCAGACGTTACTATCGGCGACGAAGACGGTACTGTAACCAACATACCCGAAGAAGCAAGATATTTTGATTTTAGCTACATGATAGACGGAGTGGACTTAGGCAAAGTCAGTGTTAATATCAGCGAAGATACCGGGTTAACAGTAATCATGTCGCAAGACTTTGCATCAGGACAAACTGAAGATATACAAAATAACTGGTATAGCTTTTTAAAAGAATTAAGACTATTTGCCAAAAAAAATATGATGAACTTTGATGTTAGAGATATCAACAAAAATAACTTAACAAAACGAGACTACTCGTTCTTAGCAAACAAAACTTCCGGAGATGAAACCATGGCCGAATCTAAAATGTATGGCACAAATAAAACAAGTTATCAGCGTATTGGAAATGCTAGACTAGCTATTAAACATATTGCACCTATAAATGTAGAAAGTGCTACAGGAAGAACACAAAAAATAAATGCAATTTATATCGAGTCGCCAACTGGTGAGCGTTTTAAATATCCATATAAACACCTAAGCGGTGCAAGAGCAATGGCAATGCATGTTAGTGAAGGCGGCAATGCATACGACGATTTCGGAAAATACATTTCTGGACTTTCAGAAGAAATTTCAAAACTACGCAAGTTTAGCCAATACATAAATCGCAGTAGCGTAGTAGCCGAAGGATTGGCAGATTATGTAGGCATTGTAAAAGAGCGTGTTGTAACTATTAAAAAAGAAATTCAAAATCTACAAAAACCATCATATTATTCGGAAGCAGTATCGAGTTACACAGTACCGGTTGTAGAAGATGTTCCAGATGACGTTTCTGAAAATTGGATAGACCAGCTTACTATCAAACAATTCAACGAAGAACTCAAAGACGTATTTCCATACATTTATAAACTAGTAGGCGAAGCAACAAAAGCCAAAGAACTTGGACCAGACGATCTAATAGATGAATCCGGTTTACAGTATTATACAGGTGTCAAAAAGCACGGCAAAGAATACATGAAGAAAGCTGCTCAAGCAGGTCGTGAAGGTGCAAGTCAAGAAGAACTAGGCCGTCTAAAAGACAAGTACAGCAAAGCAGAAAAGAAAACCAAAGAAGAGTTTGAACTAGAACAAGCGTTTGAAGACACAATGGGTCAGTTTAGTGATCATGTGTGTGAAGATTGTGGCAATCCAAGTTGGCGTACACTCAGCGAAGAAAAGCAAAAAGGTGTTGACGGCAAAGTATGCTGGAAAGGCTACAAGCGTATGGGCACCAAAATGAAAGGTGGCAAGCGTGTAGATAACTGTGTAAAAGTTAGCGAAGCAGAGTTAGAAGAAGCATATATTAACACAAGCAAAGACGCTATAGCAGTACTAGGCAATCTACGCATGATAGGCAAAAGTATTGAAAGAGGTCAAGGTACATACGATGGTAATCTTGCAGGCGAATATGCCAATGATGTTTACGACGTTATTTCATGGCTAGACGCCAATGCCGACACTAGTAATCCTAAATTCCAACAAGTTATCAGACCTGTAATAGAATTGCGTAAGAAAGCTAAAAGTATGGAGCGTGAACCAGGCAGTGGCAAAAACGCAGCGTTTGGTAACGAGATTGTAAACACATTATATCCGCTAATGCAGTGGATTGAAATGAATGCACAAGCAGGCCGCGAAGCAGATGTTGGTGAAGGTTTCAAAAGCAAATTAGCAATGCTTGCATTGTTAGGACTAACCGGATTAGGCGCAATGAAGATGACAGATCCGACAAATACACCATTAGGACAAGCTCTACAACAAGCAGCACAACAAGGCGACGAAGACGCAGCATATCACTTAAAAAGATTAGGCGCATACATTGACGCAGGCGATTCGGGAACATTAAAACAACTAAACTTCCAATATATAGATGAGCCAGAGTCAATGAAAGATAACGCAGATACCCCATCTAGCACCATGACAGCACCAATGAGCATGTCTCAAGAAAAGCCAAAGACACCACTTGGAGAGTTCATTCTGTCTTACTTTGACAGAGAAAACGGAACATTTCCAAAAGGCCCAACAGCAGTTCTTACTATGGTAGAAAAAGATTACGGTACACAATATGTAAAGCCGGCTGCTAAATTTATTCAAAAAGTTGAGGCAACTGTTGCTAAACGTAACGCACAAGAAACATTAAATTCTCGTTATCCACAAACAGAAATTATAAAACAGTTAGCGGGTCTATGATTCGCTAACACCTTAATAATATTAAAAAAAATACTTGACAAGATAAATAATATTGTGTAGTTTAGTAACTGTGCTACACATTAAAGGCACAAATGCATAGGCAATAACAAGGAGGCAATACTATGGCATCATTAGCAGAAATCCGCGCGAAACTTAAAGAACAGGAAACACGTTCTAGCGGTAATAATCAAAACACCGGCGGCGACAACGCAATTTATCCATTCTGGAACATGGCAGAAGGCCAAACTGCAACCATTCGTTTTCTTCCAGATGGCAATACTTCAAACGACTTCTTTTGGGTAGAACGTGCAATGATTAAACTTCCTTTTGCAGGAGTAAAAGGAGAAACCGAGTCACGTCCTGTTCAAGTACAAGTTCCGTGCATGGAAATGTATGGCGAATCTTGCCCAATTCTTACCGAAGTTCGTCCGTGGTTTAAAGATCCTACTCTTGAAGATCTAGGACGCAAGTATTGGAAAAAGCGTAGTTACCTCTTCCAAGGATTTGTATCTGACAATCCGATCAAAGAAGATACTACGCCGGATAATCCGATTCGACGTTTTATCATCGGTCCTCAAATCTTCCAGCTTATTAAAGCAGCACTTATGGATCCTGACATGGAAGAACTACCAACAGATTACACTGCTGGTGTTGACTTCCGTCTTAACAAAGGGTCTAAAGGTGGCTATGCAGACTATGGTGCAAGCAACTGGGCTCGTCGTGACCGTCCGTTGTCGGATTCGGAAATGAAAGCAATTAACGAGTTTGGACTGTATAACCTCAGTGACTTCCTTCCTAAGAAGCCCACAGATGTTGAGCTTAAAGTCATTAAAGAAATGTTTGAAGCTTCAGTTGACGGTGAAGCATACGATGCAGATCGTTGGAGCCAATATTTCCGTCCTAGCGGCATGGCAGCTCGTACTGGAGATCCTGTTGCATCGTCTAAAACCATTGTAAATGACGAAGATGATGACATTGGTTTTAAATCAAATGAAGAAGCAGCTAGAGCCGCAGCACCTGTGTCTAAGCCTGCACCTGTAACTAATACAGCATCTACTGGCGCACAAGATATTCTTGCAAAAATTCGTGCTCGTCAGAACGGGTAAAAACAATATTATAGGCGTGTTCAAAGCACGCCTATAACCGTTATTGCTTTTTATATTAGGAGATAAACAAATGGCAAAAATTAACAAGCTAGTTAAAGTAAATGATAACATCTCTGTTAACCGTTACGATAACGGATGGATGGTAGAAATCAACGGTCGTGATAAAAAAGATGACTGGAAATCAGTAAAAGTGATGTGTGCGTCAGAAGACGAACTGTTTGCACTCATTAAAGAATACAACGGAATGGAGCTCGAATAAGCATGGCAACAAAGGCATTTGATCCAAGCAAATTCCGAAACTCGCTAACAAAGAGTATCAAAGGAATGAGTGCAGGGTTTAACGACCCAACTGATTGGATCAGCACTGGTAACTATGCTCTTAATTACTTGCTTAGTGGTGACTTTAAAAAAGGTATTCCGCTAGGCAAAGTAAGTGTGTTTGCCGGTGAGTCGGGTGCAGGTAAGTCTTACATTGTGTCTGGCAATATTGTAAAACACGCACAAGAACAGGGTATTTTTGTTGTTCTTATTGACTCGGAAAACGCACTTGACGAAAGTTGGCTGCAAGCACTAGGCGTTGATACTAACGAAAACCAGTTCGAAGCAGGTGACATGAAAGGTGACATGGGTCGTAAGGCTAAAGCACTTAAAGCACTTGTGACTAACTGTGTTAACATGTTTGGTTCATACAATGTGGGTATGGTTGTTACTAACCACACTTATGCATCGCAAGATATGTTTGATCCTGATGATAAAATTTCAGGAGGTTCGGGGTTTGTGTACGCATCGTCGATGGTAGTAGCAATGAAGAAGTTGAAGCTTAAAGAAGACGAAGATGGCAACAAGACAAGTGAAGTAAACGGTATTCGTGCTGCATGTAAAGTGATGAAAACACGTTATGCAAAACCGTTTGAAGGTGTACAAGTAAAAATTCCATATGAGACTGGCATGGATCCTTACAGTGGATTGTTTGACATGTTTGAAAAATGGGGTGTTCTTGAGAAACAAGGAAACCGTTACAAATACACTGACAGCGAAGGTATTGAAACTTTGGAGTATCGTAAAAACTGGACAGGAGAACTACTCGAAATGGTAATGTCGGATTTACCCAATAAAAAGCAAGTCGAGGTAAATATCGAGAACACAAACGAAGAAGTTGTGGATACCATCGAGGAGTAGTTGTAATGGATGAAAGCCAAATTGCAGACATTTGGAATCTTTTTAAAGAGTACTTGGACAAAAAACATGTCGAGCTAGCAGCAGAAAAGTTTGTCGACTTGCTAGCAGATTATGGTGTAGACGATATTACATTTAAAGAAGTATCGGGTACAGACAAATATCTCGATAATGCTATCAATTATTATTTAGATTTAGATTCTGAGTATAACGACGAAGAGGACGACTAATGGGATGGTATAGTAGAGTATCAAGAGATATCTCTCAAATTCCGGAAGCAATACAATACTTTCAAGACGAACTTGTGTCAGCTCGTAACGAAGTACAAATTAGCGGCAGTATTGAAAAAGCTGCCGCTAATATGCCTGGTATCGTAGAACACCGATTTAATCAACTGCAAGAGTTAGAAGCTATTCTCGAGTATTTGAACATTGAATTACGTAGATTGCGCAGCAGCTTTTTTAAGAAATATCTTGAAAATTATCAACGTGCATTAAGCAGTCGCGATGTTGAAAAATATGTAGACGGCGAAGCAGATGTAGTCGACTATGAAAAAATTATTAATGAATTTGCATTAGTGCGCAATAAATGGCTAGGCGTTCTTAAAGCATTAGATCAAAAACAATGGCAATTAACCAACATCGTAAAGTTACGAGTTGCCGGTATGGAGGACGCTTCGATATGAAAAAAGTTTACGACTATTGGATGCCAGACACTGACAGCCATTTTGAAAGACTGATTGCCAAGCGTGTTAAAAACGGTGGACCTCCTGAATACCAAGATGATGTTAGAGACGAAGCATATAAGTATGTAACTGATTTTAATATAGTAGTTGATGTGGGCGCCAATGTTGGATTATGGTCAAAACCTTTAACAAAAGTGTTTAATCACGTTATTGCATTTGAGCCATTGGAGCAAGTATATAG